CGCGCCCGACAGCCTGAACACGGTTGCCGGCGGCTGGCGCAATGGCTGGAAGCGGATTCTCGAGCCTTTCACGGGCGCCTGGCAGCAGAACGTTGAGGAAAAGCGCGGTGACCTGATCACCTATCCCACGCTGTACGCCTGCATCTTTCGGATTTCCTCTGACATCGGCAAGTTGCCCTACAGCCTGCGCACGCGCGGCTCTGGCGGCATCTGGGTTCCGGCCGTCAGTCCAGCCTATGACCCGGTGCTTCGCAAGCCCAACGGCTTCCAGACCGCGAACCAGTTCCGAGAATACTGGCTGATCACGAAGCTCACCCACGGCAACGCCTACATCCTGAAGCGCCGGGATGCACGTCAGGTCGTGACGGACCTCTATGTTCTGGATCCCGACCGCGTGCTGCCCATGGTGTCGGACGCTGGCGAGGTCTATTACCAGCTGCAGACCGACCCACTCAATACGCTGCCCGACGGGTATCCAGCCGCCGGACTCGTCGTCCCCGCAAGCGAGATCATTCACGACCGCTGCATGACGATCCATCACCCGCTCATCGGCGTGCCGCCTTTGGCTGCCGCCCACTGGCCGGCGCTGAAGAACATGAAGATCATGCGCAGCGCGACAGAGTTCTTCGCCAACAACGCACAGCCCGGCGGCATTCTCACCGCGCCGGCCGGCATGAATGAAAACGATGCGAAGGCGGTCCAGGACTACTGGGCAACGAACTTCACCGGATCGAATGCGGGACGAGTGGCCATCGTCGGCGCGGATATGAAGTTCACGGCGTTCGCCATGAAGTCGATCGACTCCCAGATGGTCGAGCAGATGCGCTACTCGGATGAGCAAATCTGCCAGCCCTTCGGGATTCCGCCCTTCAAGGTAGGCATCGGCACGATCCCCTCTGGACTGGGTGTCGATGGCGTCAACCAGATGTATTACCAGGATGCGCTGCAGACGCACATCGAGCACATGGAGGCCCTTCTCGACGAGGGTCTGAAGGTCTCGGCGCCGCTCGGGATTGAGCTTGACCTGGAGCCCTTGCTCCGCATGGATGAAGGAAAACGCGCCGAGGTGGCCACCAAGCTGGTCGGCGGCGGCATCGAGACGCCGAACGAGGGCCGCACGCGCTTCAACCGCGGGCCGCTGGATGGCGGAGATACGGTCTACATGCAGCAGCAGGACTTCCCGCTTGACCAGGTGCGTCTGAACAAGATCGCGCCGCCTGCACCGCCGCCCCCTCCTGCGCCAGAGCCGGAACCGGAACCGGCGGAGATTTCAGCAGAAGACCAAGCAACGATCGACGAGGCGAAGGCCATCGTGATGACGCAGTTGGCGATCGACGCCATGCGCAAAGCCGTTCAACCGGAGGCCTCAAATGTTTGATCCAGAAGTGTTCGGGCGCGCCATGGGCGAAGCCATCCGCATGGCGGTTGAGCCCCTGCAGAAGGAAATCGCCGATCTGAAGGCCAAGTTGGCCGAGAAGCCAGACTTCACGGAGGCCATTGCAGAGCAGGTGAAGGCGCAAGTCGCAGGAATCCCAGTTCCAAAAGACGGGAAGGACTGCGACATGAACGCTGTGAAGGAGATCATTCAGGAAGCCTTCGAAGCATTCCCGAAGCCGGAGAACGGAAAGAACGGCACCAACGTGACCATGGACGACGTCCGCCCCGTGATCGAAGAGGCGGTGAGGTCGATTCAAGACGGCGCGGTCCGCGCGGTTGAATCTGCCGTCAAGGCCATTCCCGAGCCTCAGAAGGGGGAGCCCGGTGCGGGTGTGGCCGGTGCGATGATCGATCGCGAAGGCAATCTCATGCTGACGCTGAGCAATGGCGAGGTCAAGAACCTGGGCCCAGTAGTCGGCAAAGACGGTGCGGACTTTACCGACACCACGTTTGAATACGATGGCGAACGCACCCTGACCATCAAAGGGAAGGGCGGCGAGATTACCAAGCGCCTGCCGATTCCGATGGACCGTGGCTACTACCGAGACGGCATGCCCGCGGCTGAAAAGGGAGACATCGTCACCCATGAAGGCAACGCCTGGATTGCGCTGAAGGAGACGAAGGCGCGCCCCAGCGCTGATGCCAAAGACGACTGGCGGTTGTTCGCACGCAAGGGCCGTGATGGCGAGAGCGTGATCCGCAAGGTGCCCACTGGCCCTGAGGCCCCGATCAAGCTCAAGGACTGACCATGGCTGATCTGGTTGGAATGCAGGATGCGCGAGACCATCTCCGCATCGACAACGATGCGTACAACTCTTGGTTGATGATGTGGATTCCCGCTATCAGCCAGGCCGTTCTCACTTGGCTGAAAGACGACTGGCGCGCCTACGTACTGGAGACCGATGCCGACGGCAATGTATTGCTGGACAGCAGCGGCGATGCAATCCCAGAGGAAGACGGCGACGGGCAGCCTATTGTGAAACCGCTCGTGAGCGCTGCTGTGCTGGTTGAGCTGGCGCAGCAACGCAGATTCGCAGATGGCTCAGGCGCCGCAGCTGTGCCATCGCATTGGGGCCATGGCTACGTGCTCGGCGCAGGCGCAACCAGCCTGCTGGCAGGACTTAGAAAGGGGACGGTGCGGTGAGCATCGAAGCCGGCCGTCTTCGCCACCGCGTTCGCATCGAGCAGCTGAGCTACCTGCTCGACAGCCACGGCGACCAGTACCAGGATCCTGAAACGGGCGAGTCCCGGCCTCAATGGGTTGAGGTGGCGACCGTGTGGGCTGCCATCGAGCCTCTGAGCGCGCGCGAGTTCATCGCTGCGCAGTCCACGCAGAGCCAGATCACCGCGCGCATCGTCATTCGGCACCGCGACGGACTGGACGCGTCGATGCGCCTGGTGCATGTGCGCACCGGCCGGCCCGATGTCATCTACAACCCCGCTGCCTTCCTCCCTGACATGGACAGCGGCTTGGAATACCTCACGGCGCCGTGCTCGACAGGCGTCAGCACCAGCGGGCAATGATCTTCGCAGTCCTGGCCACTGGTCCGAGCATGTCACAAGCGGTCGCCGACTCTGTGCGGGATCGCTGCCGCGTTGTCGCGGTCTCTGATTCCTACCGGCTCGCGCCCTGGGCTGATGCCCTGGCCAGCACGGACGGAAAATGGTGGAAGGCTAACCTGGAAGCGCTGGATTTTGCCGGGCAGAAGTTCACCGCGGCCCCTTCGTTCATCGCACTTGAAGGCGTGGAGCGGCTGACGGTGGACACGGGAACGAACAGCGGCCTGCTGGGGCTGATGGTCGCGATCAAGCTGGGCGCCACGCGGGTTCTTCTCTGTGGCCTGGACCTGCACTCGCCCGGCAATCACTTCTTCGGGAAACACCCGGCGCCGCTCCGTAGTTCGGAGCAGCGGCATCTGGAGTTGCACAAGCGCCAATTCCGGGCCTACCGACCGCGCGGCGTGGAGATCATCAATTGCACGCCGGGCAGCGCTTTGGATGTGTACCCGATGGGCGATCTGGAAAATGAGCTGAATGCGTGCCTGGCTGAACCTGCGACACGCTGATTCCGAGAGGGCGCTGGCCTTCTCGCGAGGCCTTGGTCGGCTGGGCTTTTCGGTGGTGCACGGCCTGACCTGCAGCCCGGCGGCTGGTGATGTGCTGGTGACCTGGAACAGGATCGGGCAAGGCGACACCGCCGCGCGCGCGTTCGAGGGCCTTGGCGCACCGGTGTTCGTGGCGGAGAACGCCGCATGGGGGAACGACTTCTGCGGACAAAGCTGGCTCACGCTGGCGCGGAGCCTGCATAACACGGCCGGCATGTTCACGGTGGGCGGTTCAGAACGCTGGGATGCGCTGGGCGTCGGTCTGGATCCGTGGCGCACTGAAGGTGAGACGGTGGTTCTGCCGCAGCGCGGGATCGGACCGGCTCCTGTGGCCATGCCGCGCGGCTGGCCATACGGCATCAAGGGGCGCATGCGGGCGCACCCTGGCCAGCGGCAAGCAAAGGATTTGAAGGAAGACCTGGCCAGGGCCGGCAAGGTAGTCACATGGGGCAGCGGCGCCGCGATCAAGGCGCTGATGTGGGGCGTCCCCGTCGAGTCGCACATGCCTAACTGGATTGGCGAGCAGGACAACACAGACGCCGGCCGGCTCGATATGTTCCGCCGGCTTGCATGGGCCCAATGGTCAACGGATGAGATTGCGAGCGGCGAACCGTTCGAGAGGTTGCTTAGATGGAGTTGCTGATCACGGGCCGCGGCACCAGCGGAAGTTGGGCAATCCGAGGCGTGCAACTTGGCGGAGCGATCGGGGGCAATGTGCTGCCGAACCCGGCGGATGTCGGGGCGTATGACCTGGCCGTGTTGGTGAAGCGCCCGACGACCGAGATCCTGGAGCGCATGCACTGCGCGCGCCTGCGGATCATCTGGGATGTGGTGGACGCCTGGCCGCAACCCCAAGGGAACGACTGGAGCCGCCAGAGGTGCATCGCCTGGCTGGTGGAGATGGTCATGCGGATTCGTCCGGCGGGCATCGTGGCCGCCACCCAGGAGATGGCGAGGGAGTGCGAGCGGTTCGGTGTGCCGGTTCTGACGCTGCCGCACCACGCGCGGCCCGGGCTGCGCATGAACCCTATTCGACCGGTCAAAGTCGTGGGATACGAAGGCGGCGAGCAGTACATCGCCAGATGGCGACCGGTGATCGAATTCGAATGTGCACGCCGCGGCTGGCAGTTCGTGACCCAACCCGCAGAACTCGCCGATGTGGACATCGTTCTGGCGCTGCGGGATGCAGGTGGGTACGCGCCGAGGAACTGGAAAAGCAACGTGAAGCTGGCCAACGCCCAGGGAAGTGGCACACCGGTTGTGTGTTGCCGTGAGGCCGGCTACCTGGAAACACAGTCCGGCGCTGAGCGCTGGGCCGACACCGCCGAGGAACTGAGCGCGGCCTTCGATTCGCTGGAATCGACGCAAGACCGCATCGAGGTATCGCGGAGGCTCGCGGCGGCGGCTCCGCACATCGACCCGCTGGCCAGCACCTATCTGCAATGGCTTCGGTCGAAGTTCTGAGGGCTCACGCACCGTCTGCCAGTGGCGAGCCGATGCTGGCGGCGATCGCCGGGGCAGCCAGGGCGGCAGGAGACACCGTCAAGGAAACAAGGGAGTTCGAAGGTCGCAGCGACTGGCTCGTGCTGTACGGCGTCGGTGCAGCGGTGAACAACGCCGC